GTTGAATTGTCATCAATAACTGTTTTAGCAATTTGTTTATTAATTTCTTTAGCGAATGTATCTGAAGGAATGTTACTTGCTTTAGCTTGTTGTAATAATTCAAGATCAGTTGCCCAATCTCTAATATCAAAAGATTCAGGATATTCTATTTCACCATCAAATACTGTCTCTTGCCATTCAGCAAATAATCTCCAAAGCTGTTCTTCTGCTAATTGAATAAGTTGAGACTTCTCAGATAGTCTTGCATTTAATAATTCAAATTCAGTTCTTAAAGCAATACCAGACTGAACTCTTTCAGCAGTTGCTCTTAAAGTTCCAACATGAGTTAAACGATTAATTGCTTCTACTTTGTGATTGATTGATCTTAATACCCCATCAAGATTGCTTCCGTTTGGTTGCAAGATATATGGTTTTAAATTTGCATCAATGTTATCGGGAATTTCTATAATAGAACCTGCACCAGCACCAGCATCAGTATCTTTTGTCTTAACTAATGATGGGTGATTTGAAAGTCTTATAATTTGTTCAATTTCAGATAGTTCATTGTAAATAGATTTTTGAAGATCAGCTACATCATTCAAATCAGAAACACCAAGACCTCGCATTGGTGATCTTTGATTATACAAAATAACTGCTGGTATTTTTCCTAGTGGATTTGGAACTGATGTTATTAATTTTGGTTCTTCTCTATTAATGGTTGAGACAAATACTGTATCAATCTTATCTATAAACCAAAGTTTATAAAATTCACCTTCAGCAGTTTGTTCTTCTCTAATTTTTAAGTAATCTAAAAAATAATATCCGGCATTGTTTCTAGTATAATGCCAATCTAAAACATTCTCAGGAGTATAGATGTTTAAATATGGTCTAATTCCTTGATCTAGTTCTTCTGCTCTTGTCATTACGTTTGTTGATGGCTTATCCATAAGCAACCATACATGACCATAAACTGAAGCGAATCTTTGTGCTTCTACAATCAAAGCATCAAAAGATCTGCCTTCTAAGTCTGCGTCGTCCATGAATTGCTCAACTGATAAATCTTCTTCTAAAGAACCCATTTCTCTAACCGGTTCAACTCTAAATAAAAATGATGAATAAATGTCTATGATATTTCTGCAGTGGTTATCTAGCGGAGTATATTGAATTCGTTTATAGTATTCATTTTCAAACTCCAGCATATAAGGTTGTAAGAATTTTCCGTCTGCATATTCTTTGCCACCTAAATATGATCTTATAAAATATTCCCATCTAGGAATCATTCCTTTGTAATGCTGATGTTGGTTCTCTATATCTTTACGTGTATATGCCATTATGAAAATCTCTTAGGTTGCGACTTAGGTAAATTAGATGTGATAGGAAATAAATATTCTATTGCGTATCTTAATGCGTCAGTCATGTGATCGTACCCGTTACCTTTTTCTGGTTGCGTTGTGTTTTCCTTATAGACTTGCTTCATCAGCGAATTTATAAGTTGTTTACAAGAAGGATTAATAAAAATGCTTCTTTTGCCATCAAATGTCTTTAATTTACTATTAACAGAATTAATTCCATCTCTAATTAAAGCATGAGTGGATTTACACTTAACATTTAATCCTGCATTTTGCAAGATGGTAAGATCTGTCCGACCACCCGCAGAAGTTTTCCTTTGCCTAGAAGCTGGATCAGGATAAACGATCATCTTTTGTTTTGGGTATCTGCTAAACAACTCATCAATAAATTCATCAGTATTAGAACTATAAATAACTATCTCGTCAAATACTTCTACTATTCCATTCTTAACATGAAATAAACAAGCACTCATGGGATCAATATTAAAATCAAGTCCCAAGTGGATTATTGCATCTTTATCATATTTACATTCTTTAACATTTTGGTCTCTGTCAAAGTTATAGAATACAACACCACTGTAAGTTTCAAAACTTGCTAGATATTCCTGTCTAAATGTTCTCTCATCTAAATCATTCATGGCTTGTTTAATTTCTTCTGCATCAACTTGCCCACCATCTAAAGTAGTATATTTAAAAGACTTCCATTCAGGATCAGAACCTAATCCCTTTTGATATATATCATAAGACCAATTCCCATAACCTCTAGGTGTTCCTATAAATAAAACATTTCCAGTTACGTGCCTATCTGATATTGTTGGACGCAAGACTTCTGACCAAGCTTCAACCGGTATATCTGCGTACTCATCTAGTAATAGAAAATCTAATCCAACTCCCCTTAAATTGTCTGGTGATTTATCTGCGCCTTTTAAACTTATCTGAGAACCATTCCTAAGAACTAAAGTTAAATCAGTTTCATTGGCATATTTAACCCATCTTTTTTCTATAACTAACTTCTTTAATTGCTTCCACATAATCTCTTTACTCATTCTATAAGTTGGTGCTACATAGAATATCTTTGAGTTAGGTTTGCGACTTGCGAATCTTAACAGTTCATACATGGCTAAGTGTGTCTTCCCAAATCTTCTTCCAGTAATAAGAACTCTAAACCTATTGGGACAAGTATATACTTCTAGTTGTGGATTACTAAAAGGCATTAGTTAGTTGATCTTAAATGCTTCTCTAAATCTTCCTCTAACTTTTTAATGATTAAGTTTAGTCTTTGTATTTCCTCTTGATTAAAATCAGCTTGTTTCATTAGATCGTAAAGTCTTATTTCAAGATCGTGGCTTCCTCTCATTTTTCTGTCTAGCATTTTAGGTTTCTTTCTTTCACACATTTGTTTCACTTCTTTTTATTTTGGTATGTTCTTAAATATCTTCTGCCTAAAGATACTGCTTCTTGTTTACTTTTTCCTCTATAACCCCATGCTTCTAAAGATAATTTCAATCTAGTTTTTTTACCAGCTTTGAATAACTGCCCTCTTGAACTTCCCATTCTAACTAGGAATGAACCTTTGCGTCTATACTCGCTTAATGTATCTGGTCTTGATTTCACTGGGGGTCTTAAATTACCACCAGTTGCTCTATTATATTTTGCCCTACCTGAAGCAGTCAAACCACCTTTTGGGTTCTTATCTCTTTTTACTAAACTAAACTTTGTCATTTTTTTTTGTATTTAATGTTATTGGCGCAGTTGGTTTTTTAATTGTTAAGTTATGTCGTTTCATAAGCAATAAAACTGTGCAATTATTACAAGCTTTAATATGTTGTTCTAATTTATTATTTATTGGCTTTCTACAAAATACACATTTCATTCAATGTTTTCCTTCTGGTCATCTTCAATAATATCATAAATAGGCAAAGGCATATTATTGTCTGAATCTATTTTTTCATTAGCTTGTCCTAATATTTGCTTACCAAGCCAAATTAACATTATTACATTACCCTTTTCAATAGCAATTTGCCATTGTTTCCTTCTCAATCTAATATTTCCTTCAGATCTTCCTTTAGCTATTTCTTTGGAATAATTATCTCTTAACGTATCTACATGACAATTAAAGAAATCTGCCATCTCCTGCATAGAACAATGTAATTTAGATAGTTTTATTACTTCCTCAGGATCTATTTCTATTCTTGGTCTTCCTGACTTTTTCTTTTCAGGTGGTATTATAGTTAGTTCGTTTTTGCTCATGTTATTTGTGGAGCGTGTGGATAGGATTCGCACCTTCTGATAAAGACTGGTCGTCTTTATTCCTACTATTAGGCACACGCATACCTTTGTACATTCCTGCACCCACTTCGTATATTTTACTAAATGGGATTATTGGAACTGTTAGTCTTTCCTTTGCCTTTGGGTTTAGGAAATAAATATATCTTAATTGAAAACCCTGTAATCTTTTGCTACCGGTAAAATCTACTTTAGATGTTCCATGTTTGGCTACTATCTCACCATTGGGTAATTGATGGATTGTATTGTTTTTATTTATGCCGATTAAATGAAATCCACTTGCCCTATAAATAGTTCCATCTCCACATTGAGTCCCATCTGAGAACGATAAAATCCATTCTATATGTGGGTAGTTCTTCTTAATTAATCTAAATGCTACTCCTAAAGCCCTGCTCTCACTATTTCTTGGAAGTATATCATTAAAAGCCATTCTGTTTAACTCTAGCATATTGTTCCACTTAGTATCTTTGACAAAGGGTAGAACTTTTCTTTTATCTATTGGGTTTCCAAATTGCATAGCGCCATGTAATTTATCTCCAAGAAATACTCCTAAATGTAAAATAGAGTTTTGGACTACTTTGCCTGAGTAATGAACTCTTTTAACAATTTTATTAGCATCTTGGGAACTAATAGGTTTAACTTGAATATCTTTAGCTGTCGGAATATTGTTCATAATAATATTTGCATATTTCAGTTAAAGCATTTCCATTAATGTTATGATTGTACTGATTGTTTAAATCAGTATTTTGTTTTGCCTTTTCAACTGCCATATTAATAAATTTTACTTGCGTATCATGGATTGTAAATGTCATGTGTTGAAATGGTTCTTTTTCACCTTCTTTTATTTCAGGAAGTTCACCAAGAGGAGAAACTGTTTCTTGAATTTCAACTAGGAAGTCATCTTTAAACCCTAGTATCTCTAAATCAAAATCATCATCTTTAAGTCCTTCAATCTCTAAAGACAACTTATCAAAGTCCCACCCTGAATTTAGCGCTATTTGATTATCAGCTAAGATTAAAGCTTTGATTTGTGTTTTTGTTAGCCCGTCAATAATTATACAAGGCACTTCTTGCCATTTTAATTTTTTAACTGCTTCTAATCTGCCATGACCAGCTATAATTGAATTGTCCGGAGTTATTAATATTGGGTTAGTGAAGCCAAATTCTTTAATGCTTGAAATAAGCTGAGTTACTTGATCCTCGCTATGTGTCCTACTATTGTTTATGTAGGGAATAAGATCAGATACCTTCTTTTTAATAAGTTCCATAATTAACCGACTATGTGTTCGTTATTTGGACTATTATTCTTTTTTAAGGGATTTGTAAAGGAACTCTAATAATTCTGGGTTTTGATGTAGAATATTACAAAGACCAGAAGCTAATACAGAACAAGCTATTTCTTCGTCCTTAGCTTTAAGATCTACATAATAAAAATCTAGTAGTGCATGGAATATTTCGTGGATTGTGGTGTCTATTGTTTCGGAATGATCTAGGGATTTGTCTAAGACTATTGTCTTACTCTTATGATGATATTCACCATAAATTTTTTTCTTGTCTGCTTCTTTTGCGTCTATAAATTTAACAACTATTGTTTTGCTACCAAACTTAATTTTGTTTGGCAATTTCATTTACAGATTTTAATTATAATAATAACAAAAGCTAGTATCGCTATTAACAATGCTAGGCATACAAAGAAATAAGTCATTTTGATTTAAGTTTCTTTGCTATGTAAAGATTTTTAACAAAACTATTTTTCTTTCCAAACTTTTGACCAGCAGATCTTCTCGCTGTTTTGTAAGCTTGGGATTTTTTATTAAATGACTTTGGCTTTCCTAGACTTGATGGTCTTTTGCTTTTCCAAATTGGTATTTTCATTTTTTCTTTGTTTGTTTTAACGGCTTTGGTTTATAAACTCTATATGTTCCTTTGACTTTAGTTTTGTTGGTATACAACTTACTTAAAGTTGATGACGTGGTTTCATTTGCCATTTTTAATCCTTTTAATTCTAAGTTTATTAAAGTGCTTCCAAATAATCTTATCTAAAAATTGATTTATTTTAATTAGAATTTTAATCATAGTTTGCCCTTATATTTTATTAAGATCTGCTTAACATGATTTGTATAGTCTTTGCTAGTGCTAAAGTTGTCCAAAGTATCAGCTAACTTAATAGGGTCTTTTGTTTTGTTTCTCATGTTCCTAAAATCTTGATAAAAGTGCTTATTATTCAATATATGAATGTAATCCTTAACACTTTGACATTTTGTAGAATAGGTTTTGATTCTCCAGTTAATTGACTCGTGCTGTTTAAGTGGCAATATTCCATTGTTTGACCAAACCCTTACTCCAAACAGTGCGTTACCTTCTCTCGCAAATCTACTTGTTCCAAAATTACTTTCTACAATAGATTGTGCTATGATTAACGCAGTGGGTATTTGATTTTCTTTATTTAAGTCCAAGTTTATAAAAGCAATACATTTTTGCATTGAAGTTATAAATTCATCTGTGGAGTGATTGCTTACTTTTGGTTCAAAGAATCCTATTTTCTTAATTTGGCTAATAGTCTCTTGCCTGATTTTCTCCTTGACCGAATCATTGGGGAAATAAGTTCCCACTAAGAATACTAATAATAAAAATAAAGCAATTATTGAATAATCATAGAATTTCTGCGATAGCAGTTTCATGTTCATTTATTTTAGAGGTTGCGACAACCTTCCAGCTTTACAGCTTATCTGATTTGATTATTCGTCATTTTCATCTTGATCTTCGTCAAAATCTTCATCTGAATCATTTTCAAATTCAGAATCGTTTTCATACTCATCAAGTGATGACTCTAGTTGGTCTCTTACTTTTGCAATTATATCGTCAATGCGATCTAGTTGCTTTAGAACCTTCTCAATGTTTTTATCGTCCATTAAACATTCTCCAGTTTGGTTTAGCGAATCTTTAAGGTTATTTATTTAATATTGCAATATATAATTTTTAAAGGGGGTAATGTTTCAAACCCCTAACCTATATAGTTAATAGCGATTATAAAGATTTGTTCTTTAATATCAAGAGTTTAGTTTGCGAAGCACCCACGTTTCGTAATCCTGAGCATCAAGTCGTTCTTTAGCGATTTCCCATTCATTCTTGTCTTTGGGTTTTTCTATGATTTTAGTTTTTAGGTTTTGCAGAACTGGGATTTGAAATTTATTTGGTTTATTAGTCATACTGCTAAGACTTACCTTATTTTTATCTATACTAGTAGTATTAGTATATATGGTTGTTGTTCTGTTTGCTATATTTTGATTTTTTTTTTCAGGGACATCTTGATATTTGCTATATTTTACAATGCTAAAGATGCTTAAATTTTTGATTAGATTTTGATTTATATTGCCGGAAGCTACTAGGTTCTTAATAATCGTCTTTGTTTTAGTAAAACTTATATCAAATTTCTTAGCTAGATCTCTATAAGCTATTGAAACCTCACCTCTTTTTAAAGTTATTTTTTTCCTTCTATATATTATTTGAACCGGCTTATGAGAAGCCATAGCAACTAAGTATAAAAATACAGCAACTTCAAGTTGATTATTAAAGTCGCTAGAGTTGTAAATTTTTCTATGTAAAGCTATCCAACCATCAGTCATTTAATATCTTCCTTAACTAAAGCTATAACTTTATTTGTAAAAGCTTTTAACCCGTTCTTTTGGCAATCTTTAACACTTGCATAAATTGAGAACCAAGACTTTTTATAATGCTTACCTATTTCATTATAAGATTTGTTTGTGATTGATCTTATGACTGCCAAGCAAACTTTATTATGTGGCACTTCAAAAAAATTAACTTCTTTATATATTTTGCTATTGCAAAGAATCTTTTTGCACGATTCTGAAATAGTTTGTATTTCCGTCAAAGTAACCTTCCTCATTTAATTTATTAACTTTTTTACACTCGCTTAAAGTGCAAAGCTTAATGGCAATTACTATCGGATTAATTTTATATTTCAACCAAAATTTTATCTCATTCATAGTATGTTGCTCGGTATGGTGATTGCAACATAAGGGTACGCAAAAGGCATCATTTTTTAAAGCCAAGCCAACATTACCTTTTGGTAAATGTCTTATGTGTGCAACCTGAACTTCGGGATTTTTACAGATTAGACAAGAGTGATTAGCTGAAATCCATTTTCTATGTTTCTCGGATTTGATTAGCTTATCCTTCCAAATTGGCACTTATTTTTTTCTAGGTTTTCTTTTCTTACTTTGACTTAAAGCAATCGCTATGGCTTGTGATCTGCTCATGTTTCTGTGTTTTTTTAATTCCCTAGATATGTTTTTACCTATGTTTTTTTTACCACCATATAATAAAGGCATATATTTAATCTTTTGATTTGTTTAACGTGGTATGTAGGAAGGCATACATACCACACTATCTATTAACAAAATGCGAACAAAATGGCAACTAATAAAAATAATTCTAAAACATGAATAACTCATTGATATTAAATCCATATAATTATGTTAAATTGTAGGCGGTAGCATTGATTTAACTGTTTTTTAATTTACATCTGTTTATATAAACAAATCATAAAGGGAAAATATGACTAACATAACAAAAAACTACAAAGACATAGCAAATATCGGAGACGTAATTAAATCTTATGACTTTGCATTTGCAGGTAAAGATGACTGCTACGTTATTGGCAAAGTTTTAGAAAAATCAGATACTTGTGATTTAGGAAACTTTGGTGCTTTTAAAATTGAACTTATCAAAAGAGTTATTGATAACCAAGACGTTACTTTAAAACAAAAACAAATAGATAATATTTTTTATGTTCCATTTCAACATGATGAATATATCACTAGAGAAAATTCTTTAGACAGAGTTGTTAAAGTGACTTTTGACAAAGAATATTTATTAAGAAATTTTGACAAAATTCATTTAGAAGCAACAAAAGCTTCTGAAGATGCTGTTGAAAAATATCTTAAAAACTTTAGAGAAAAAAATCCAAATGCAGAATGTGGAGAACCATTATATTGTGGATTTGCTTGGGTTAGAGTTTGGGGTGTAAAATTAAACACCAAGCTTGGCAAAGAAATGTCTAAATATAAATTTGAGAAATTTTGGACTGGTAATTCAGGTTCTATATTTTTATGGAATCCTAGCAATTATCATGGGCAAAGCATGGACGTTAAAGAAGAAGGTGCTTTAGCTTATGCAAAAATTTTTAGGAATTATGGTTTTAATGCACAGATGGGTTCAAAAGCAGATTAATTATTAACTGGGGTGGTTTAAAAGCCACCCTAAAAAAAGGCAGGAATATGATTATAGAACAATACAAAAAACATAAAATAAAGTTAGTAGAAAATACTCATGGGTTTGCAACCATAAGAACTTATGAAGTTTGGAAAGACAAACAGCTTTATTGCAAAGCTTTGACAGTTAAAGACGCAAGACAAAAAATAGATTTAGGAAATAAAATATGAAAATAGAACTAAATAAAGACCAAACAAAAATACTTTTAAGCGATCTACTTGGCTATAAAGAAAGACTAGAGGATTATCTGCAAGATGAAAGCCCAAACGATCCGCATAATAATATTGAAGCTTATAAAGAGTCTATTGAATTATACTCTGTAATCATTAAACAAATAAGAACTCAGAATGAATAAAGCAAAAATTAGCGATAGGGATTTATGGATTTTGGCAAAGCCAGATTACTTTTCTGTTATTCATTACCGCAATAAAATTAGACATAATGTTTCGGGATATAAAGAAGCATTAAAGTTAGCTAGAAAAATTGGTGATTGTTGGCAGAACCAATGCTTAGTTTATGCTGTTAGAGATTCAGCGCAAATTAATCTTAATCATAGAAAAATCTACAAACAAACTAACCAATAGGAAAGCAAATGTACGTTATAGACTTAAAAGACAGAACGATTGCAGAATTTAAAAAAGATGAGTTAATGAATTTTGCAACAACTCTTGGCTATAAAAAAATGAACAAAAGCAGATACTGGGTTGTGGAGACAAAAGCAAAAGCAATCAAAGTAATTAAAGACTTAATAAAGAAAGGGTTTTGATATGAAAAACGTAAGTCTATCAAAGCAGGGATTAATTTATAAATACATAGAAAATTTATCTATGCACAAAAAACCAAATGTTGAAATAAAAATGGCTTTAATGTCAGCTTTGCTTTACGTTCCAAGTAAAGAAATAATGCGAAACATTGAATTTAGCTGGAAGCAACTAGAGAAGGAATATGAAAACACATAAAAGAATAAGCGGATTTTACGGGTATTGGTGCAGTAAAAAAAAGAGAAGGATATTTAAAACACTATGGGAAAAGAAATAGATATGATTTTTTCAATGACTGATTTTGAAATGAAACTTATTTTAGAATCTATAAACAAATCATTATTTGATAAATCAATAGATAATAATAGGCATAATAGTGCTTTAAAAAAAGCGCAAATCAAACTAACTAGAATGATTGAAAGGCAAAAACCTTATGTATGAAATTTTAAATGACTTAGGGTTTTGGTGGTTTTGCTTTTCAATAGTTTTAGCAATTTTAATATGGGAGAACTACAAATGAATAAAGAGAATAAAGACGGATTGCTTTTTCTGGTAGCATTATTTATCGGATTTGCAAATATTATATTAATGTATTGGTTATTATATTAGATGAAAAAAATTTCTGAACTTGATATTCTGATAGGTTGTCGCGAAATCATTGACAATTACTTTGTGATACAAGAATTTTCACATAATAAAATTTCATTATACCAAAAAATAATTTACAACAAGTTAGTGAAATTGATTGATGAGCATAAGAAAAAATGACTAAACAATCTTTATCTGAAAAATTAGGTCAATCCGTTTTTGCAGAAAAATTAAAACTTGCACTAAAGGAAGCTGAACTTAAAAAACAAAAACAACAACTGGAGAAGGCAAATGAGAAAAAGACTAGAGAGTGATAAATACTATCGCTGGTATGCAACTGCGATTGTAAATGATTTAATTGACAATAGAAGGTTTCAAACGATAGTGGATTATATTCTACTAGCATGGAAGGCATCTCCCAATTTAAAAAAAAGGGAAATGTTAAATGTAAAAACAATAATGTACTTAAACAAAAAGGGAAAAAATGAAAAAACAAATATTATTAGGTTTAATACTACTAAACTTAACTAACTGCGCTTGGAAGCCAATAGTGGACACCAAAGGCAGAAGTGGCACTCATGGTTCTACCCAAGCTGAAAGCTTGTCAGACGATATAAAGTTATGCGAATTGATTGCTGAAGAACATACAAACAAAGCAGTTGAAGCTGGTAAAGGTTTTTATAACTTCTTTATTAGACCGCAAACTTTATGGTTAAGCCCAGAAGCAAAGTATGACAGAGAAACTTATATGCGAACTTGCCTAAAAAATAGGGGACATAGCATATTAAATTAATGGAGAAAACTATGAGAACTGTAAAGCAAGAAATAGAAAGACTATTTTTAGAATCTAAAAAGCACCCACATATTGTTCAAACTTACTTTGAATACTATTATACTCTTTTAGATCATAGCGATTTAACTTTAGATGAATTCTATAAGTTATATCCACAATATGATGTTGAAAAAACAGATTCATTATATTGGAAACAATTTATGCAACAATGGAAGGAAACATGGATAGAAAAGAACTAAATAAAATACTTGGGACTAACATTAAATTTCTACGCAGAAATACTAAAGTTAGAAACCCTGAGAATAATAAAGTTAAATATATGACGCAAAAACAATTAGCCAATTATATGGGTAAAGATTGCGAACAGCAGGTCAGTAAATTTGAGTTGGGAATAAACGAATTATCAGCGACTCAGATATACACTATCTCAAAGTTATTTGGGATTTCTACTGATTTGCTTTATCAAGATAATTTTAAACATTCATATTTTAGCAAACAAATAAATAATGATATTTATTAAATTAATTGCAATTCTTATCCTTGCTTTAACTTTGATAATAATGATTATACATTTTAACAAATAAAACAAAAGGGAAGGTAAAATGCAAAATCAAGAAATAAAATTTAAGCATGAAGCAATTATAGCATATCCTGATGGTTGGAGTTGCATAAATTGTGGAGATGAATATTCAGAAAAAACAACTGATGTTAATTGTTATTATGTAATTGAAACAAATGAAGGGACTGAATGTTTAGAGTGTTCAGTTAAAAAAGAGGTAAAATAATGGAACAGATTAAATTATACGAAGGCAAAGAAACTTTATTCTTTGATCCTATTCAACATCAGTATTTTTGGAATGAAGAACAACTCCCAAGCGCCACCGGAATAACCAAGCTATTGACTCCGGCAAACGTGATCGGCATGTGGAGTTCCAAAATATGTTCTGAGGAATTTAAGAAGTTAATTAGAGCAGGTGTTAGCTATGATGAGATTGAATTAGCTAAGATGGCAGAACAAATTAAAAAAGCCCCAAATCAGAACATGGGTGATGCTGGGTTAGTTGGAACTCAAGTCCATAACTTAATTGAAGACTACATTCATAAAGGAATTAACCCTGAGATCATTAATACTGAAATCAAGAAATCTTTTGGTAAATTTAAAGAATGGTATGACAAACAACAAGGTTTAGAGATTGTCTTTACTGAAAGAAAAGTTCTTAGCAGGATTCATAAATTCACTGGGACTCTTGATGCTATCTTTAAAAACAAAGAAGGAGATCATATTATATATGATTGGAAAAGTTCAAGCGGGATTAGAGATTCAATGCTGGTGCAAATTTACCTTTATAAAATTTGTATCGCTGAGGAGTTAGGCATAGATGTTAAAAAAGGAGTTATAGTAAACTGCACCAAGCAAGGAAAGCTAAATATAAAAGAGTTCGTTATTGGTTCAGATCAGGAAGACGTAGCGATTTCCTGCCTAAAGATGTATCGCTACTTAAACAAAAAAGGAGAAAAATAGCATGAACGTACAAGGAACAGTCAAATATGTTTTTGACAATCGTCTTGGGAAAGACGGATCACCTAATAAATTCCCAAACTATAAATTCAAAATTAATGAGAATGAAATAGTTTTATGGAGTGCAATAAGACCAGCATTTTTAGAGAAGGGACGCAATATTTCCGTAACCTGCCAAGCATCTAAAAAGAATGGTTCTTTATTTGTAATGACTAGAGAAGATAAATCACCAATGATTCAGGAGTTACCTTCTAATTCTAGCGCAGAAGCAAAACCTGATGTTAGCTTTAATGTAGATGACTTTGAAACTGAAAGCTTTAATACTGCGGTAACTACTATTCAAAGAGAGATGGGAAGTTCTCAGGTAGCGCCAAAAGCTTTTAATAAAGACGAATATATGTTCACAATGGCTTTACTTAAAAGTGGAATAGAATCAGGTAAAATTGGAGTAACAAAAGAAGAAATTGATCTTAAAATAAAAGACTATAAATTTTTATTTCAGATGAATTTTAACAACTAATATTTTTATGGCGGGAATTTTTAGACTGTTGGTTAGTTTGAAAACCTTAATTCCCTTTTGGTTTTTTCCCGCCATATCCTTGCAAAATGTTATAAAAAATATATAATGACTGTAATTCGTGAAAAGCTTTTGGATTTAACTGTAAGTATATTTGAAAGATTTACAGATGCTTCCGAAGCTTTAAACAAAAAAGAAGGCACTCTAGTTGATGTTAAAATTGTATCTACAAGATTAGTTTCAACTAAAGTTAAACTTGAAAATGATGGTACAACAGCAAGTGGTAATAAAGCTGAGAGATCGGGAAAGAAAGTTGCTTGATCTTGAATTAGAATATAAGAACAAATTAGATAAGGCAAAAAGACTTAGACAATTTGTAAGTTCTAAAATAGCTTTTAACTTTGAAAAATTACTAGGGTAACTTGGTAATACAACTATAGGAAGGTAATTGAAGGTATGACAGATCTATCTCTAAAAAATCCAGACGAAATTAAACAAGAACTAGATACTTGCTCAGAAGAACTGGCTCACGCACTCTATGAATTTAGAAGATGTGAGGAGTTTAAAAAAATAACATTTAGTCAAATAGCTTTAACTTACAAATTAGATAAAAACTGTTCAGTAGCAGAATCTGAAAAGTATGCTTATTGCGATAACAATTATAAAATAATTATTGAAGGATTATTGGTAGCTGAAAAACAATATTCTATTGCTAGAGGGAAGTATTCAAATTTACAAAGCTGGGTGGACTTATATCGTTCGTGGCTAGTAACCCAAAGGGATTTGAGCAAATAAATGAATGAAAAAAAATATATTAATAACTTTAATCATCAATCTTATGAAGTTCGTTCTAAAAATTATAAAAACATTAGTGAAGATCGTTTTGAGCATTACTGCATTGATCGTGGCTATTGTTTCACTAAGCTTTCTCTTAATTCCGTTACTTCTTCTCAAAGCTTCGCAGATAGTGTTATCCCTATGTTTTCCAAACTCCCGCTTATCTACAAAAGCCAAGCAGACTATTTCATCTATAAATCTAAAGAAGAACATGAAAAAAGTGATAATAAGGAAAAATGTCAATGGTTCGTTGAATTAAAAAATGCAACTTACGAACATGGTAAAACTTTAGCAAAAATTAAAGTGAGAGATTTAAAAAGATATATCTATTTTGAGCAGGGTTATACAAATCAATATACTCGCTTTACAATTTGCTTCCCACTAAATGATAAAATTATATTTAAAAGTGTAGATCAGATTTTGAAAGCTTTACCCAAAGCTGAATTAAAGAAATTTCCAAATGATAATATTGAGTATTTTGAAATACAATTAAGCTAATTGATTGTGTTGCTTACGTCATCATAATAGTCAAACCAGCTACATTCTTCTAATTCCCATTCAACCCCAGTAATTCTAAGTTTTTTTACTTTTTTTAATGATGAAAGAAATGAACAAGCATTAGCAAAATTATCTGTGTCAAAAAATCTTACGTGAGTTACTTCTTCTTTAAAGTTCTCTGATTTAACTTTTACAAAGCTGACTGCATAAGTCACTAAGTAGAAATTCATTTTTTAGTAAATGCGTCAATGCTTGGTTTAAGTCCATAAATTGCACCGAAGATACCAACGATTAACCATTGATACCAAGAAGGGAACTTATCAAAATAATTAAAGAATAAATCTAGTTTAGTTTTAATATTAACATCATCACTTATCACTGCATAAGATAAAACAAGTATTGGAATACAAACTACAATTAATACAAATTCATCTTTCCACGACTTGTCTTGTTGATCGTAAACATCTCTTTGATATTCAATCTCACCACTAGCCATTCTTTCGTAGTGTCTTTTCTCAGCTTCGGATTCTAATAATTCTGATTGTTTATGGTTTTTATAAATCTCAGCACCAGTTTTAAAAATAGTTGGTATAAGATTCCACCACATATTAATCTACTGCGATTATAGAAATAGAACCTGCCGCAGAACTGCCAATAAAAGCTACCTTCTCACCAGATTTAAAAGCAAA